TCTTTTCCCTTTGAACAATATCTCTAACCGGCTCAGACTTATCCGCCAAATATAGTTCCTTAAAAGCATAATCATTTTTATACTTATTAACTAATTCGGCAATACTTCCTGCGCTGTCAACCTGGTCTTTGAAATTATCAGGCTGAAATAATGAAGCATTAGGCTTATATGCAAGTTTTTGCTTTACAAGATTGTTTATTTTGCTATATAAATCCCATGCTTTCTTTTCATTAAGTTTGTGTTCGGCTTTAACTGATATCGGAGTATAAGCGTCAGAAGAATAAACCTTATTTGCATTACTTTCTTGTGGGTCAATAGTCTTTTTATCAAAAACAAGTGAAATATCGCCAAATTCATTATTTGCGCTGATATTTTGTGCTTTCATTATTGCTATCGACGGACTTGGCAAACCGCCGAGTTCCAATGCACTGAGCAGTTTGCTCTCGGTAGTATTATGAATTGCAACAAGGTCTTTTGTTTCCTCAATAGGTATATCAAGTGAAAATTTTGTTTCATTATTATTGACATTTTGCAACTTATTGAGTAAACTATATATGGAAGATGAAGCATTGCTGGGTGTCGTCTTTTGACTATTCCCAGTCTTGAACAATGTTTCATCTTCTTTTTTATTTGTCATTGCTATCTCATGTAAATAATATTCGTTGCTATTTTTGTTTACATTTACTACTGTAGCAACATAATAATCTTTATTTCCCATTTTTATAGGCGCTGAAAATACTGCAGTATCATAATCACGATTTTTATAATTATTAGTATAGTCGATAATTTTGCCATTTTTGATAACATCAGGCACAGCTTTAAAAGCGACTGCCTTTCCTCTGCCTATACCGTGAGAAATAGAGGATTTAACGCCTGTCCTGTTTAATACAATTGTACCATACTTGCTTTCAACCTTATTACCTATAGAATTAAAATACTCACAAACCTGCGTAACAAGGTCAGTATCGCCTTTTGCAAATTCTTTGCCTGTCAAATCGGCAACAGGCTTCATATTTGCAACATATTTTATATTTTTATCAAAATCAGTATTGCTGTCAAATTCAACATTTAAAGCATTTGCATTCTTTTCCTCAACCTCGGTACCGTTATAAAGATTATTGCTTGCATTATCAAGCATATTGAGAAACTGCTTGCGGATATGGTCGGCTCTCTTTTGTTCCATTTCCATAGCGTTCCTTGCAGCCGTCTGCAAATTAGAAGTAGCAATCACACTTTTAATTTTCTCAATAACGGACTTAAGAAATTCTGTGATTGTTTCAATAATGCTTTTCTTTTCAGCCTCGGTTTTGTTGTCACTAAGCCAATTGGCAAACTGCTCAACGCCCTCATCCGTAGAAAAGAGACCCGATACAGCGTCGTTGGTAAGCTCGTCTATTGCCTCAGCTCTTGTTTTTGACCCCTCAGCCTTAGTATATGTATCAATATATGCGTCAACAAGGGCATTAAAATTATCTGCGCCCTTGTAGCTGACATACCAATCACGAATAGCAGACTGCACGTTTTTGTATTCCTGCTCATTATAAGCAAGCCCAAACTCGCCAAGCTCGTGAATAAGTGCATTATATTCGCCGCTGCCGTCTGCATTAATGATAATTTTAGCAAGTGACGGAATGAACTGACCGTTTCCGCCCTGTCTGCCGTCGGAGTGTCTTTCGATATCCACTCTTGTTTTCTTTGCAACTTTTATAAATACCTCATCAATCGTACTGTCGCTGTCGGAAATATTCTTGTATTCACCTTCAATATGCCTTGTGGTTTTTGTAGGTGATTTTTTATTTTTTCTCTGTTCCTCGATATAAGCGTCATAACTTTTAGCGTCCGTTTGTCCCGAACGGTAAATGTTAATCGCCTTATCGCCGAGGAATTTAACGGCAGGATAAAAAGCCGGGTTTCTCATAACGAATTCATTAAACGGCACATCAGGCTTTGCAACGCCCAAATCATAAAGCATTTTTGCCTGAGATACATACGTGCTCACACTTGCGCCCTTTAAATTATTCGGGTCAAAATTGACATAGACGGCATTTGCCCCGGAGTTACCGAAGTTTTTATTTATAATTTCATTTGTAAGGACCTGCTGCGTTTGATTTTCAAATGAAATATTGTTGTAATCTATATCGCCGGCTGAGGTTTTAACCTTGAAATTACTGCGGTCGGCGCTGACCTCAAATGGGTGCTTGCCATAGATTTTCACCGCCGCTTGATTTCCATTTGACGCAATAGCAACAGCATTAACATTATATTTAAGGTCGTTGCTCTGTTGTTCTGCTGTTAACGTTTCTGCAGGCTTTTGCGTATATTCCGATACGTTTGGTGTATTTCCCTCTAAAATGGCATTTTGAGCGTTCTCTGCCCTTTGCTGATACTTGCTGTAGCCGCCATAAGTAAAGCTATAATCTGTATAGCCGTTCTTAAGCTTAGCCGACAATGCTTCAAGCGAATCGTTGCTGATATCTTTTTCGGTAAAGTCTGAGCCGAACTGTTCATTTATGGCATTAATAGCTTTTTCACTATCCTTAATCACCTTGACATCATATCGGCTCAATTCAAAGCCATTAACCATTTTGCTTATGGCCTTATTTATTCTGTCCTCGTTTTTTTCGCCCTCAATTGCCGTGGCAATGTTTTCCTTGAAACCCTCTTTCACTATCTCTGTTTGAAGCTGTCCGAGCCTTTTTTCATTAAGCTTACTGTAATCAGCTTCATCATAAATAGAAGCGCCGGCAAGTACATCACCGTTTGCTTGACTTTTCTTAACCTTTGCCTGCAATTCTTCGGCATACTTATATGCCTTGCTGTTTTTATTCTTTGAAAGTCCCTCGTCTATAATCGCCTGAATATCGCTGTTGCTTTGCGCTTTTGCTTCTGCGCCGAGCTTTTTGTTATCAATATTATTTTGTGCGCTTTCAATAATGTTGTTCGGCGCAATTTCACTACCTGACATAACAGCACCGGCAAAGCCTGCCTGCAAGGCGGCGAAGATATCCTCGGCAAGCATAGACTTAACAACCTCTTTGTCTGCCTCTTGTTCACTCAAACCTTGTTCAAGATAGCTTCTTTTAAGCTGCGAAAGCTCGCTTAATTGTCCCTGTGTAATTTGGTCGTATGTTCTGTCAACAACATTACCGATAATTTCCTCTGTGCCCTCATTAAGTCCGCTCACAAGAATTTTACCGAATGTGCTGTTTCCTTTTACGTCTGCCCATTCAAGCGGAGCACCCACCATTTCGGTAAGAAAATTAATTAATGCGCTTTTCACGCTGCTTTTAATCGTTTCACCCGAAGAGCTTCCGCTTGCAAGCTGTGAAGACATATCATCACCCATAGCCGCCGTACTGAATACGCCGTTAATAAGTGCTTGTTTTGCCTTTTCTGCCTTACCCGAAGCGGTAATACCGCCTGTTATTCCGCCGCCAAAAAGTAATGAATTGTAAACATTTTCCGCCATTTGGTCTATGTTATCATATAGCGCCGAATTAACATTACCCATATTGTTGCCGAGAATTTCAATTTCGTTATTCTTATTGACGCTTATAGGGCCTATTTTCTTTCCGGCAAGATTGATAAGTCCGTCATTTGCCGCCTTATCTTCAAGTCCTTTTCGTGTGCCGTACGCCGCATTCGTTATAAAGTCAGCCGTGCCGTTAATACTGCTTTTACCGTTCACCGCCATATCAATGGTATTTGCTATATTCGCCTGCGCTCTTAAAGGGGAAGTAAGCGTTCTTGCCGCCTGCATTATAACCGGGTGCTCCTGTGCCGCTTTTTCAGCGCCTTTTATAACCTTTGCCTGTTGCTCATTGTTTTTATTAGCAACATAATAATCAATCAAGTCCTCTGCCTTGATATCCTTATATCCTTTCTTGTTAATAAGGCTTTGAAGTTCTTTGAGTGAATCATTATATTTTTTGCTATAGTCAACGTCATTTTGACCCTTTGAGCCTACACCCATAACATTAAGCATAGCACTGCTCATATCATCAGCACCCGAAGCCTTGTTTTTCTCGACAATTGCGTTTTTAAATTTGTACGCCTGCTCTGCTTTTTTTGATATTTCCTTATCTTTGCTTAAAGCGTTCTTGTTTTTAGCTGCCGTTTCTTCCCTTGCTTTTTGCTTGATGTCAGCGTCGTATGCCTGTTGCTCATAAGCCTCTTGCTTAGATTTATTATAAATCTGCTTGACTTCATTTTTCCGTTTAGCGTCATACGGATTTCCGTACAAAGTCTCGCCGACTTTGCCTATTTCACTCATAAGTAAATTTTTCTTTTGCTTACTGCCGTTCAATGCCTCATACTCTTCCTTAAGCTTATCGTATGCGCTCTGCTTTTTCTCTTTTTCCTTTTGAGCAGATTTATAATTTTTTCTTGCCTCGGAAGCGGAAACGCTGTCAAGAGGATTAATCATATTTAATACAGCCTTAAGCTGGCTTTTTCTCTCGTCATTAATTCCTTTCTTTTGCTCGTTTTTATAGGCTTTAGTGTTTTTAATATAATCATCATAATAAAGCTTATACGTATTTGCAGATACATTGCTACGATTCTTCTTTGCGCCCTCATACATAGAACGAGAGTATTCGTATGCGTCCTTTTTCTGCTTTTCTTCATCACGCTTTTTAGCTTTTTTTCTTAATTTTTCATAATCAACAGCCATTGTTTTCTCCTTACATAAGATTATAGTGGTCTAAAAGCCACGCCTCTTGTTTATCGTTTATTACCTTTTTATCCTTTAGCGATTTAATTGCATTTACTCTGCCATAGTCAGTTGAATTACTGCCTATTTGTTGTAACATACCATTAGGAATTTTAAGCTTTTCTTGTTTTTGCTTTGCCTTTGAATCTAAATCTTTTGGAATTGAAGCAGTATCTTTGCTATATTCCGATTTATCATTAGCAGTATACGAATAACTTGAACTTCCGCTTGACCGCCTGCCGCCTGAGCCACCGCTGCTCTTAGGCGGAGTATATTTGTATTGCTTATAAATAGCGTCTGCCTGATACTGAGTAATGTTACCTTTCTTAACCTGGGCTTTAAGATATGCTTTCATTCCCTTGTTATCCTTTTTGTCACGGTAGCTGTCCGCTTTGTCGGCGGCGATAGAAACATTAACCTCGTTCATAGACCAATATTCATCTCGCTTATTCTGTTTCGTATCTTCCTTAAGCTGAGCCTTAAATTGTCTGCTGTTTTCTTTAAGGCTGTTATCGTTCCAATAACGCTCACTGTTTGTTTCTGCGGCTTCATTTGCTGCGTTTTGCTCTTTCCAATATTGGTCAAGCCAAAAGTCTCTGTTATCCGTATATTGATTAATGGCATTAGCGTTCTCCTGATTTGACCTGCCTGCTGCAGCACCGGCGATATCAGCCCAGGCATTGTTGCGGTTTGCATTGCTGTTCTCAATATTTTTGAATCCCTCAATAGCTGCCTGATATGCTGCCAAATCGTTTTGTTTTTGTGCGTACCATTCTTCCTGGGATTGCTGATAAAACGCAGGCAAAGCAGCGTCAACATTTGCCTGATACGCATTATCCGTTTGAGCGGCAACCTGCGGTGCGTATGTTGAGCCATATCCTGCCGTTAAATTCTCCGCCGCT